TCAGCCTCGAGCTTTTTGTCAAGCAAAGGGTCGGCCACATCGTCGGCAATCTGGCGGCCAAAGTTGATGGTCACGAGACGGCGCAGAATAGACCCGGAGTTGTCTTTCCAGTTGGGGACCTCGTTACCACCGAGGATACCGGGTGTCTTCCACTGCATAGTCAGCGCAGTGTCGAACTTACGAGCGATACTCACATCTTCACCCGACACCAAAGACTGAAACTCGGCCTGCTCGAGTTGCAAGTCCCCCTTGACTTCAGGGCTAATAAACATAAAACCGTTGTAAATACTCGAAAGTCCAAACTTCTTTTCGATATTGTTCGAAAGGACCGAGACATCCTCCGTCTCGTAAAACTTGCGGCAGACCTTGGTGATCAAGGTCGACTTGCCCGAGCGCGCGATACCCTTGAGGAAGGGGATAACTTGCCAGCCGTCAATCTCGTTGACATCAAAGCACAGGCGGCCCATGAAGACATATATCCACTTGCATACATCCTCCTCGAGCTTCTGATACTCGAGCACGCGTTGCATATTGGGTGTTGGGATGTCCCACCAGTTCTGAACGCCATCATAAGGATCAAAAAGTGCATCAAAGTACTTGCACGAGACGATGGTCGGGTCGAGCTCCCGAAACTCGTGGGAAGAGTAATCATAAAACTTGATTTGATACTTTTCACCGTCCCAGTCCTTGCCGACCAAGAGGCCGTTTTGGAACGACCAGACATGCCTGTCTTTCTTAATCTCTGGAAACTGAAAGTCCTTGCAGTTGGTCAAGTGTTTCACGACATCCGAAACTAGGTTTCCACGGCTCGTCAGGTTCTTCCACATCTCGGGCTCGTCCTCCTTCTGGGTCACATCGTACACAAAGTCCTTGATATCCTTGACGATACGCCAGGCTCGGGTGTTGCGAATCTGTATACAGCACTGACCCTTGTACCGCTTGTAGCCCTCATCGTAGGCTCGAGTCAGCAGGAAGAGCAGGACCTTTTGGTACGGGCTCATATCCTCGTCATCTTTGAGACTCAGGTCTGTGTTGTCGATGGCGAGCGTAGGGTTGTTCACTCGGTTGTGCCGACGCTCCCACAGGCGGAACTGGTCGAACATCTCCTTGCGGTCCACGATAAGTCGCCGAACTCGAAATTCAAGAGTAAATTCGTCTCCGTTGATGTCTGTGCTGGGTGTCTTGCCCGCCCCAAGAGAGTCGATACGGGTCAAGAGCGTTCTACAACTGTTAATAAATCTGTCCTTTCTGATTTTAATGTGTTCCTCCTCGTAATTTCGAGGATACTGGTCTTGGTCTCTCTCCTGACCCTCCGGAAAAAGAACAAAGGCCCAGATCTTTTCGGAAGCGAGTGTATTCCCACGAATATCAAAACCAGCCTCCTTTTCTGCTTTTAAAATACAATTTTCAAGTTCCTCAACTGTCCATGAGCTTATTTCATTCGTTTGATTTGCTATCCGGATCTCTTCTTCATGTTCGGGAGTTACATTCTTTTGAATTGTATGGACCTTGCGACTCGCCATTGATAAAATGACGCGAGACTTTTTTAAGCGGGTGCAAGGATGCCAGCAGGTGCCTCCTTGGTCTTGAGTTCCGTCAGAATCTTGACGAGTATTTTGTTTTGCATTTCGAGCTGGAGGGCGATCTTCTCGGTCGCCTCCTTGGTTCCAGCCAAGATGGTCGCGATGGTCTCACCGTCCTCGGTGGCGAGGAGACTCCCCAGAGCCTCGAACATATCTGGACCCTCATCAAAGTCCATCTCATCGAGCTCCTCGTCCTCCTCTTCCTCCTCGGGGGGTGGGGGCGCTGGGGTCTTGGATGGGGGTGGGCGACGCTGGGACATTTGTACTAATAATGTAGAAAATACGCCTCAATTAAAATCGCGAGTAATACTAAAATGCCCGGGGGAGCTTTGCTTCAACTCGTCGCCTACGGGGCTCAGGATGTGTACCTGACCGGCAAGCCCACCGTGACCTTTTTTCAGGCTGTATACAAGCGTCATACCAATTTTGCCATCGAGGCTATTCCTCAAACTTTGGCGGGCCAGGTCGGTCCTGGTGGCCTGGTCTCCGTGACGCTGGCTCGCACCGGTGACCTCATCGGCGACATGTGGGTTCAGCTCCAGCCAACCCCCACCTCTTCCGCTCAGCTGACATCCAACAATGTGGTGGCTGATATGTGCTGGGTGGCTGAGCGTGCTTTCACCTCTATTGAGGTCTTTATCGGTGGACAGTCCATCGACAAGCACTATCAGCAGTGGTTCCGTCTGTACGCAGAGGTGTTCATGAATGAGACCAAGAAATACAACTATGGAAAGCTGACTTCTTTGCCCACCCCCAACAATGTGGGTCAGACCTCGACCGGTTATGTTTATTTGCCACTCATGTTCTGGTTCAACCGTAATCCCGGTCTGTACCTTCCCCTGATAGCCCTGCAGTACCACGAGGTCCGTATCGACTTCACTTTGACGGCTTATTACGCAAATTACTTTGGCACGAATCCTCCGGCTGTGTGGGCCAACTACATCTACCTGGAAAAGGAGGAGCGTGACAAGTTTGCAATGAAGAATCAGGAGTATCTGATTGAGCAAGTCCAGCATGTGAATGGTGACCCCGTAGGCTCTTCAAGCGAAAATACTCCGAGTATCATCCGTATTCAGTACAATCACCCAGTCAAGGAGCTCATCTGGTGTTACCAGACTACCGCGGTCAACTCCAACCCCAACTCTATGTGGAACTTTTCTTCAAATGTATCGAATGTTAATGTGACGATAGATCCCGCCAAAATCGCACTTATCGGCGCCGTAGCTCAGCCACACAATACGGGCTCTCCAGTTCTTTATACTCCTACACCTCTTTCGAGTCCACTGTTTTCGACCCAGGCGGGCTCTGTGGCTCAGTATGGAACTATCTATGCCCAAGCAAATGTCCTTCCAAGCAATGTTCTCTGGGTCGAGTCTGGTCTGCCACAGTCCGGCACGGCCAACACGGTCTACGGTGTGGAGGTGGGTCCTCTGCACAAATTCAAGCTGATTTTGAACGGTACCGACCGTGCCCAAGAGCAGTACGGCAAGTGGTACAATATGTATCAGCCATACCAGTATCACAGCGGCCATCCTTACCCAGGTATCTATGTGTACTCGTTTGCTCTCAAGCCCGAGGAGCTCCAGCCAAGCGGCGCTTGCAACTTTAGCCGTATCGATATGGCCCAAGTGGCCGTCAGTTTCAAGACGGGTATGCCTACGAATCTGGTCCAACAGATGTTTGCGGTCAACTATAACATCTTGAGAATTGCATCTGGAATGGGCGGTCTTGCGTTTGCAAACTAAAGAAACTCTTAGTTCTAATAGTAGTTAATGCCTTTTGTGTACTCTATAAAATGCAAAATAGAACCATATCACGAATACATAGGTCAGACGGTCCAGGACGACTTCCAAGTCCGGTTAGCAGGTCACATGGCCGATGTGAATAACGGACGCCGAAGACACTTGTACAACGCAATCCGTTTGTATGGATGGGATCAATTTACGATTGAAATTCTTTACAGTTTTCCAAAAGAGGGGAACTGGAAAGAGCGTCTAGACGAGCTGGAGATTCAGGAGATTGCTCGCCGTGGGACCTTAGCTCCACACGGATACAACAACGAGACGGGCGGAAACAAGAACAAGGTCCTTCACGAAGATACGAAGGCACTGATGAGTTCCGTGAGGTCAGGGGAGCGTCACGCGATGTTCGGGAAGCACCACACGGAGGAGGCTCGGGAGCTGCTCAAGGAGGCAAACACCAAGGCGGTTCAGCAATGGTCAAGAGACGGCAAGGAACTCATCAAGACTTTTGAATCGGTCGAGGAGGCCGCGAAGGAAACGGGAACGGACGCAAGTCACATACCAAAGGTATGCAGAGGGGAACGCAAAACGGCTGGAGGTTTCTACTGGAAGTTTGTGAATCCCGGTGATGTTCAGACAAATCAACCTCTCAAGTTTAAAAAAATTCAGCAGTGGTCTTTCGACGGGAAGACTTTGGTAGCCGAGTATGATACTATACGGGAGGCCACCTTGGCTACGAATAGTGGTTCGCGATCTATAAGCAAGTGTTGCAAAGGAGTGGGGCGGTCGGCAGGTGGGTTTAAATGGAAAGCCGTATGAATTATTTTCTTGAGTACTAGTACCAAGCGAAATCATGGCAGGTGGACTTATGCAGCTCGTTGCTTACGGTGCTCAGGATGTTTATTTGACCGGTCAGCCATAGGTGACCTTTTTCCAGGCTGTGTACAAGCGCCACAACAACTTTGCGATGGAGAACATCCAGCAGACGGTGAACGGCACGCCATCCAACAGCGGCCGCGTGTCCGTGACCATCGCCCGCAACGGCGACCTGGTCGGCAACATGTATGTCCGCCTGCAGCCAACCCAGCTGAACGTCTCTAACCTGACCTCGACCAACACCAACATCGACATGTGCTGGGTGGCCGAGCGCGCCATCGCCGCCGTTGAGTTGACCATCGGTGGCCAGCGCATTGACAAGCACTACCAGACCTGGTTCCGTCTGTACGCCGAGTGCTTCCTGGGTGAGTCGGACAAGATCAACTACGGCAAGATGGCGTCAAGCCCCGCCCCCGTGGCCGACTCGGTCAATGTGAACAGCGTGTTCTTGCCTCTGCTGTTCTTCTTCAACCGC